CAGGATGGGCCCCGGGCACGGAGGGCGGCCGCACCCTGTTCCGACTCATCCGCAGCGAGCCGGAGACCGGCTACCTCGACTTCGCGTGGGGCGAGCACGTTCCGTACGGCAGCGTTCGCCGCGACCCCACGGACAACAAACTCTATACGCCCATCCACCCGGAGGGCATCACCCTCTACGAGCCGCACTACCCGAGCCTTGTTCCTAGCCAATACAAGGAGTACACCGAGAGCGGCAGCGAGACGGGCGGCGAGGACAGCGGCGGCAGCACAGGCGGCGACACTGGCGGCAGCGAAACGACCACATACCCCAAATGGAGCGAGTTGGAAGACGGCCATGTGTTCAACGTGGGCGACTACTTCACGGACTACGCCAAAACTTACCACGTCCTGCGACAGTTCACGAAGCAGGCAAACTGGCGGCCGCCAGCCCTCACAGGCGACTTTTACGAGGAGGTCACCGCGTAAGCGGCGGCCTCCTTTCCAGTTAGAAGGGAGGGAAACGAATGGCACAGAAAATCAAAATCTCCGGCTTCCTGCGCAGCTACGAGGGCCATGCAGTTACGACCAACGGCAAAGCGGCCAGCAGGCCGCCCGCGAGCCAATACGGCTACGTCATGGGCGGCGACGGCCGCACGGCCACCGACGACTACATCCGCGCCCGAGCCAAGAGCAGCTACGGCGACAAGTGGGAGAGCTACTACGAGGACTACAAAAAGTGGGTAGGACACCGCGTGTTCGACTGTAACAGCCTTTCCGAAGTCTACTACCGGGAGCAGACCGGCGCGAGCATCGACACCAAGGCTCGCTACAATTACGCGAACTGGTGCAGCCGCAAGAGCTGCACCAAGAAAGACACCACCCTCGCTGGCCTCCCGCAGCTTCCCGGCGTCGCCCTGTTCAGCGGCCCGAGTG